ATGGGGACATCGTCCTCATGGAGCATCCGGCAGTTCCATATTGTCCCCTTGAGGATGTTGTGTGGATAGATCACCCAGGCAACCCTCATCTCGCCAGCCACAGCGTCTAGCAGCCTTTTGGCCTCATATCTCCCAATACCAAGAGCCTCACCGACCATCCTGGGTGCCATGTAGCCGCTTTCATTAGCCGTCTTGAACGCCTTCTGTGCGACCGGATCGGTGAACACTTCAGACCCTGGATAGATGGGCGGTCCTACATGCCAGTTACCGTCAGAGCCAAACCACTTCCGCCACTTCCTGCGGGTGAGGGCGGCGTTCCTCCACTGCTCCATCTCCCAGCCATATCGGCTCTTGTCGTCATCAAACGTGGGTATAACGTCGCTGGTCTGGATGGCCCCATTGCGGTTACGCCTGGAGGACTTCGGCCTATAGGCAACGTCGTCATCAGCGGCGCGACGCCATGAATTGACCCCCCCTACTCGGGGGTTTCTAGCCAATCTTCACAAACCTGCCTGGAGCAACGTGCTTCCACCCCCTCCGATCCTGCCAATTAAGGCGCTGGAAGGCGTCAGCGTTGATTTCATCAACCGCCTTCGCGGGCTCCTCCTCGACGGGATCTTCCTCGACGGGATCCTCTTCCTCGACGGGATCCTCTTCTCGGATGTCGTCTCGGGCGGAAGTGATCTCATTGAGCAGAGACTTGCGCCCCTTGCCGTCTAGCTCCGCATCGTAGAGGGCATCGAGTTCTTCATCGGATAGACCTGCGAGTTTTTCTGTGGCCTTTTTAACTGTAAGATCGCTAGGGTCGAATGGCATAAAAACTCCGGGTTACTGATATGGCTTACACCAAAAAGAAGAAGAAGCTCAAGAAGACTACTAAGAAACGTACAACAAAGAACATCGGAAAGCGTAAGACAAAAACAAAGAAGGTCTACGCCGGGAGCATGTACTGATGAAGCCAAACGTGAAGGCACTCGCTGGCAAGCCTAAGGGCGCTAAGAAGACGAGCTACGCCAAGAGCACCGGGAAGAAGCGTAAGAGCACCAGCAACCGGGCTGACTCCAGGAAGCGAGCTAGCGTCTACGGTAAGTGGGCTAAGGGGAATCTCTAATGGCCGAGCCCTCCATTAGCCCTGGCTTTACCGAGGCCCTTACTGACGCAGTGGAATCATGGATGGAGCATCACAACGCAAGGGTCAGAGCCGAGCGCATTAACCCGCACGACAGAGACCAGTTCATGCCAGACATAGGAGCTGGGTGGATTGTCCCAGACCCATACAACAAAGAGGGCGCTATCGTAGACTGGGGGCTATTTAAGGGAGGGGTAGAGGCTGCATCCCCAGACCCGTCAAAGCAGCGAGCAATGGCCCATGCGCTGAGAAAAGACAGCTGGAGGGCCGGGGCTTACATGGGCAAAGGGAGCCTTGGAACCCCGGTCTACGTTGGTCCGGGTAAGTACGGTGCCTCGTTCACGCGCAAGACAAATGAGAACGACCGCTACGAAGGAAAGATGGGCCTGTTCGCGCCTGAGGGAAGGTTCATTCGGGCTGGGGCCGAGACAGGCACCATTGGGCATGAGCTAGGTCACGCGAAGCAGAAGATTATGGCTGGTGGGCACAGGGATAAGTTCTACAGGAAGAGCATGATTGGTGGATACGACGCAAGCCACGCGGCAGACGAGGCTGTAGCCAGCTACCTGGGTAGGAGAATTATCCGGTCTAAGGGGGGCTGGGGGGCCGCAGCGGAAGACAAATCGTGGGCAGCGTACAGCGGCCTGCCCTCCTACCTGAGAAGCCTGGACGAAGATCAGACCCAGAAGTTCCTCAAGGTCGTTGGGTGGTATGAAGACCAGTACCCAGGAATCGCTGACGAGGTAAACCGAGCAATCCGCGAGTACGACACCCTGGTTGCTCCAAAGACAATCAATGACACATCCAGGGGCGACTGGAGCGAAGAGGGGCTTGAGTTTATGAAGAAGTGGCGGAAGGGGAAGGGGCTTCGCGAGGTTCCCAAGGGGGGTCTCTACGAAAGAGCCCTAGATATGGGTCCGTACTCTCAGGCGCTACAGAGGTCGCGCGGGTTTATGCTTTCCTAATGCCCTTCAAGAGAATCAGCTCAGGCAAGAACAGGGGCAAGCTCAAGAGCCCCAGCGGCAAGGTGTGGACCGCCGCCCGGGTTCGCGCTTACTATGCGGCTAAAGGCTCCGCACAAAAAAAGAGGAAAAAGTAATGGCTGACTTCATAAACGCACCGCGCCGGCTAATGCACCCGGCCCTAATGCACCCGGCCCTAGCAGATTTGGGACGGCGATGGGACAGTCTGGGGCAACGCGCCGCTTACCACCCCGGCCCAAACCCGACCGCAGAGGCTATGGCCGATAGGGAAATGCGTGCGGAAGCCTCCCGAAGATGGGAAGAGGTTTCGCCCCAGAGGAAATTCGAAATCCAAGCAGCACCGATCTCTTTCCTCGGTCCGCTACTCGCCGGGGGCCACCCTTACTCCTTGGAGCAAAACCCACTCGTCTCCGAAGAAGAGCGCGCGCAGATGCTTGAGCAGGCGCGTCAGCGGGTTGAGGCTAGAGACTTGGCGAGGAAGCCGCCCGCTCAGCTTTTTCAAACAGCTCAAGAAGCTTTTCAAACAGCTCAAGAAGCGGACAGGGCGGAAATTGAGGCATTGGTAAACAAGGCGCGCGGCGGAGGCCGTCTCCCGGACCCAGACCCGTACACCAGAGAAGACAGGCGGCGAACGGGGATGCGGGGGGTTATTGAGCACACAAGGCCAGAAAGACCAAGCCCACAGACAGCCCACTCATGGTCGTTTGAGGATGCCCTCAGGGGTGGTGCTCGCCAGCCCCCTAGCCAGAGACGAGCTATCGAAGAGGGGCGTGTCCAGGGAAGGGGAGGGATGTCCCTTCAGGAGCAGCTTGAGATGGACGAGATCGCTAGGGACGCGGAGTACCAGTGGTGGGACAATGCGCCAAGGAGCCGGAGGTTCGGAGCCCCGTAGGCAGCTAAGCTTCGGCCACGCCGAACATGCTTAGCACTGCAGCGTCGTCGCAATCGAGAGGCACAACCTTGAAGTCTCCGAACTTGCCGTCGCCTTGCCACTCTACGTCTCCATAGACGGTCGCTGACGGGTCTTCTTCGAGACGCTCGACGGCGTCGAGGAAGGCTTCATCCAAGCTCCCCCCGACGCCGACGATGGTCAACGTGAAGTGTACGATCTTAGAACGGCAGATCGTCTTCGGATCCAAGGACACTAGCCCCTCCAGACGATGGGGCGGCGACCACCTGGACATCGCTTGCGACAACCTCTGTGATCCACTTTGTCTCTCCCTCTACTTCGTACTTCCTGTTGTCGATCCGACCATCAACGGAGACAAAGTCTCCCTGGTTCAGACCCCGGATGTCGGTGATCATACCGCCCCAGACAACGATCCTGTGAAGGGTGGAGAAAGTCTTGTCCCGCCACGCGCGGTGCGTGCGGACCCGAAAGCCCATCTTCTCCTTACCTTCACTAATAGAACGAATCTGAGGCTGGTCTTCAACCACACCAACAATAACTGCTTTATTCACACTCGGCATATTCATCACAATGCTCCTATCATCTTGCTAACGTCGTCGTTGTTAAAATCGCCCCAGCGGTACGAAAGGACTGCCGCAAGCCGACTCTGCTCTTCGCTGATGTCGGCGGTCGGTAGAACAACGTGACCACGAGAACGAACCGCAAGCAGGTAGAGATCAAACGGATCACATTCCAGAATGTCGCAAACCTGCCTAATACGCGCCAAGCTGAACGGTGCCCTACGGCCTCGCTCAACATCGGACACATAAACCTTTGTGACACCAAGGTGCCTAGCTAGATCAGTGATGCTGATTCCCATCTCTGTTCTAGTCTCTCTAACTCTTTCTCCAAAGCTCATGTCAGCCTCCATAGCGCTCGCAGCTTACGGTCTAGGAAGGTAGCTGTCAAACTCCCGGTCCTGCAGCCACCCGAAGGGTTCTGGTAGGTGGAGTGTCAGCTTCCCTGGCGAGCCGTTTCTCTGCTTTGCTATTCGGACATTGAAGTCCGTAAAATTTGCGTTTGGGTCTTTATTGAATGGCCTTTCAACGAAGATGATTGAGTCTGCGTCTTGTTCAATCTGCCCAGACTCTCTGAGGTCAGACATCTGCGGCATGTTTCCTGTGCGTCGTTCAATCTCTCGATTCATTTGGACCACGGTAATGATTGGGACCAGCAGTTCATTCGCCATTGCTTTGATAGCTCTTGATGCTTGGGCGACTTCTTGTTCTCTGCTTCGTCCTTTGCACTCCACAAGCTGCAGGTAGTCAATGACGACCACTTCGATTCCGTGTCTCCTCACTGCGTTCTTTGTGTATTCGACTATTCGCTCTAGCTTGCGGTTGCCGAAGTCCACCAGGATCGGGAGTCCTTTGAAGGATTCGTTTGCGAAGACAGCGGCTTGTCTTAGGTCATCCACTGACTTTCGTGTGTTTTGCCCGAGCCCCATTTCGGCAGCGGAGATCCTCTTAGCCACCGATGGCTTCGACATCTCCAGGGATATGAACAGCCCCTTGGTCCCATGCTTCCTCGCCATCCTCTGCAGCAGGCTGAGTACAAAGTGGCTTTTGCCTGTGGAGGGCCTAGCGGCCACAACGACCATGTCGCCGGGTTCGATCTCAAGGATTGAATCCATCAGCGCATAACCCGTCTTCACTTGATTGGTCATCTTGCTTCCAGAGGCCACAGCGACAACGTCTGCGGTCCCCTCACGCATGATGTCTCCGATCCATGACTCCGTATCCGATATGACAGCTGATCTGGGAACAATGTCGGGCGCGTCACCGGGCCTGTCCTTCATCCAGTCGCACCAATCACCCTGAAAGTCCTTCGGCCAGACGACGGTCATAGAACGAGCACCAAGAGACTCGAACATCTGAGAACAACGATCCATGTTCTTCACCCCGGCATCATCAGAATCGAAGGCTACGACCACTTCGTCAGACTCTCTGAGACGCCTAAGGATGCGCTCAGATCGATTCTGGTTAAGCCACCCGACTCCGGGTATGCCCAGAGCACTCAGACCGGCCTGAGAGAGCGCCACGGCGTCCAGAGCACCTTCGACCAGGAAAATCCTTCCTTCTCCCGTCTGCTTTGTCGCTGGCAGGTTGTACGGGAGCGGCACGGTTCCCTTGATGTGCCTGTACTT